GTTATTCGTACATTACTTGGAAGAAAATGTAGATTTGATCTATGGGAACCAACACAATGGGGTGTTCATAAACCATTACCATTCAATCAAGCTAAAGTAGAATATGGGGAAGCCATTAAAAGATATGGCACATATAAGGCACTTAATAGATTAATCCAGGGTTCAGCCGCTGATCAAACTAAGAAAGCAATGGTTGACGTCTATGAACAATTAGGTATTATTCCTCTTATCCAAGTACACGATGAATTGGATTGTTCTGTTAAGGACGAGAAACAAGCAAATGAGGTTAAAGAAGTTATGGAGACTTGTGTTAAGTTGGAAGTACCTTCTAAGACCGATATTGATTTAGGAGATAGTTGGGGCGGATGAACTGGGTTTGTAGTACACTTTTATTTTGTTTATCATTTAATCCAATAATGGATTATACAAACAATGATGAATTTATTGATGATGTTATAGCATGTACAGTGCATCACAATTCTTTGTATTCAGAAGAAGAAAGGGTCCCCGTCAATCTAGTTTTAGCGCAAGCTATACATGAATCTGAATGGGGAAGATCTAGGTTTGCTGTGGAGGCTAATAACCTCCTTGGGATCCGCACGTTTGACTCATCAGATGATCAACTAAAGCCACTTAATAAACCTAATGTGAGCTGGGGGCTTAGGATCTTTGAGACTAAGTGCGAATCCATATCCTACTATATCGAACTACTAAATAATAATCATCATTACAAAGAGTTTAGAAAGGAAAGAATAAACCAGTATTTCAGCGATGAAATTGACTTAGAAAAATTAGCAATGACACTTGCAATCTATGCTGAAGACGTGTATTATTCGCAAAAAATCATCAGAACATTGAGAGAACTAAATGACAACTAAAAGTGAAGAAAAACCCGGGTACCGAGCTCAGGGAAAAGCAAGAGCATCTAATAAGAAGAATAATTTTGCTATCAACGCGGAGCAGATGGAGTATGAGAGGAGAAAACTTTTGGAACAAATGTCAAGTAAAATGGCACCAAATAAAAAACAGCTTAACACAATGGCAGCAGTTGCTGCTACAAAAGAGCCAGAATACTTTGATGAAGAAGGAAACAAAAAAGAACCGACAATGCGCGTGCTATCACTCGGGGCAGGGGTTCAGTCATCCTGTTTGGCACTCATGGCGCAAGAAGGATTAACTAAACATAAACCAGACTACATGATCTTTGCTGATACTGGGTGGGAACCTAAA